TGAGCATAGCACCAGTTTGAATGATCGTAAATCTTCCCATGATACCAATGTGTTGTAGAATCAGCATCCACTATCTCTATAAAAACTGTATTGGTAACTGTATCCTGCGGTGTGAGAGGGATATTTCCTACGATCCATCCTTGACTGCAACTTTGTATCCCCATTGTACTTAACAGGAATATCATAACTCGTACTAACAACTTTAAAATCTCCATTATCTAATTTTTCTATTACTTTGTTCATAGCACCATCCACCAAGCTATACCAGTTTCTACAACTATATCAGCCATCGTGTTGTATGCCCATATTTTTTTAGTGCCATAAGGCTTATAATCCTCTACTATCCACTCGAAAATCTCCCAAGCGATACCAAGTATCAATACTCCTAAAACACACCATAAATCACTCCAATTTAACCATTGGAATATTTTACAGAAAAAAGCTCCTGCTCCTAAATGATAAGCAGTCCAACCATCAAGCTGTCCTGTTTTTATCTGCCATTCTACTAATTTAGATATTGGTGATTTCATTTATTTACAACCTTATTATTTATTAATTTATGTTTGGATAGATCAATCCTCCCATGACCATGTGAAGTTTTCTTGGCAACTTCTTTAACATATTCTTCTTCTATTACTTTAAATGAATTAGATTGTTTTACAATCTCTCCATCTACTAAAAGGAAATATTCCTTAGAATTTGGATATGTTATTGTAGCATATGTACCATCAACTAGAGAAAATGTTTTTACTATTCCTTTTTTATTATTTAAGTGAATAGTAATATCATAATCATGGGAGCATTGCCTAATAATCATTAGTCGTTTTCATCTCCCATATCATGGGGCGAATGATCGTTATCAAGCATTTCTTTTAGCTCTTTAACACCTTTTTGATGTTTATCTACAAAGACCTTTTCGCACTCAATTAGTTGCTGTCTCATAAAAGCGTTTGTAGATAGCTTATTTTGAACATCTGCTACATGATTTTGATATAAAGCAACTTCACTTGCTTTTTCTTTTTGTAAATCAGTCATATCCTCGATTACATATTCTTTACCATCGAGATTCAAGACTGGCTTTTCTTTTTCTTTTTTAGCCATTTTCGACTCCTTGCTTGTTAATTAAATTGATTCTTTTTGCTTATCTGCCCATGCTTTCTTAATGTCATCTGTCCATAAAGCACCAGCAAGTGTTTTTAATTCATCGCTTTCACCACTTATATCCATATCTGGTGTTAATACTTTTCTATGATATTTGAATGAGATTTCTACACCATCTTCCATAATAGATGTTTTAGTACGAACATTGATATGTTTGTGTTCACCTCTTACTTCATAATCATCTTTTTCTACTTTTGTTAAAGCCATGTTATTTTTCCTTTTTAATTATCCAATTAAACTTGATACGTTGCACTTAAATAAAAATCGTTTCCATTTGCTATTGCATCTGCGGAATCATCTGCAAGTACAGTTCCAGTTCCATTATAAACTCTTACACCTCCCTCTCCTTCAATTCCAATTAAAGAAAAATTGCTACAATTTAAACTAGTTCCAGTAATAGTAACTGAACCTGTAAACCTTTTAGATTCATGTGTTCCATCTCCAATAGTAAAAGGTAAACCAACAGTAAAAAAACCATCAGGACTGCTAACTGTTTCAATATCCACTTTCATAATTACATGAACTACATTTCCTACTTTAGTATAAGAACCTGTGTTTTGACCTGAATTAAGAGTTAATGTCCCACTTGTACTACACGCCATTGTAACTTCCCATGTACCTTCTTCGTAGTCATCCATAGTATTTGCATCTGCATGAGCAACTTGTGATGCTGGGAACTTAATACCACCACCATCTAAATAAATTGCACCACCACTTTCTATTCTTGCTTTTATCGCACCTTCAACATAAAACTGAAATTGTCCATTACCATGATCATATACAACTTGACCTTGCTCTCCACCACTATCTTTAAAAACAAGAGCTTGAGTTGCACTTGTACCACACTCTGGTGCTATATAAACTTTAGTTACAGAACTATTACCAAGAGTTACTGAGTTATCTGCTTGTCCTTTTGCACTTTTACCTATTACAATTTGATTAGATGCTCCAGAAGCCGAAACATCAGATAAAGTTCCTACTAATGTATTATCACTTCCTGTTGTAAGAGCTACAGTATTAGCTCCAGCACTTACACCGATTATTGTGTTATTCCCACCTGTGTTTATATTTGTTGCTGAAGATTTTCCCACAGCAGAATTACTATCTCCTGTAGTCACAGATTGTAAACTTCCATATCCAATAGCAGTATTATTTAATGAACCATTCATAGCACCTTGCATGGAATAAGAACCGACTGCCGTATTTTTATTAGATACTGCTGTTACCCAATTACCAGCACCAGAGCCAAAACCTATAAATGTATTATCAAAAGACTCATCACCATTTGCATCTAAAGCTCCACCAAAAGCTGAATGACCAACTGCTGTATTTCTGCCACCTTCATTAATATTTAACCCAGCTTGGTATCCTATCAGCGTATTTTGAGTCCCTGTAGTTAGTTGGCTACCACTCTGAAATCCTACACCTACATTTAATCCAGATGTAAGTAACTGCATTGAAGCCTTACCAATAGCAACTGTTCCATCTGCTGTCATATTTGCACCACCCATTGCATAGTTGCCTATTGCAACACAAGAGTCTGCATTAACAGCCGTTCCAAGAGCATCTGCTCCTATCGCTACATTTCTTTCTCCTGTAGTAGCATTTGCTAAAGCACCAGAGCCAACTGCTGTATTGTAATTAGCACTTGTAATATCTGTTAAAGCATGGCGACCTACTGCTGTATTGTTTTCTGCTCCAGAAACAGTTCCTGTTCCCATTGCTAAATATCCTATTGCTGTATTGTTATCTGAACCATTGTCGCTACTTGCGTTAAAAGCTGTATTACCAAATACTGTATTGCCAGTATTATTATCATTATTACTTAGTGAAATTCTGGAGTTGGCGTCTAAAACAAAATTATCAGTAACATCTCCACTTGTAGGTTCAGTTGCAAAAACTAATTTACTCGCATCATCAGCACCATCTCGCATAGCACTTATTTGCGCTCTTGATACTACGCTTGAGCCACCATCTAAATTATAGAAAAAGACTCTTCCCATTATAGAGCCATCACCAACTAAATTATCAGAACCTAATTCTATTTGACCTCTTTGATTATTTGTGTTACCATGCACAGTTAAAAATCCACCACCACCTCCAGAACTCTCAATATTACCAGCTTTACCTACTCCTAATACATTTTGAGTTGATGAGGTTGTGCCTTTTATTACTGAAACATCAGAAAGAAACTTTGTACTTGATGCGTTCATTTCTAAAGGAGCAGTTGCATCTGCGGCATCATTTACTGAATTTATTCGTAAAGCCGAACCAACTGCACTTACTGAAAAATTAATATTAGAAGCTGTTTTTACTTGAAGTTTTTGACTTGCAACAGGAACAATTCCAATACCAACATTGGAAGAATTTATATTAACAACAGAACTTAAAGTTCCACCACCATCAGATAAGCTTAATGAATTTGTACTTGCATCGTTAAATATCATAGCTTTTGCAGTAGAGCCTTCTCTAAATATAATCTCTGAATCAGTATCAGCAGATGCTCTAAGGTCTATTAATGCACCATTAACAGTTGCTGTTCCAGTAACATTTAGATTACCTCCAGAAGTTAGAGTCATCCTTGTGTTATTATGATTTATAAAATCAAGGTCGTTATCACTTCCATCAGCATTAATCCTCCAAGTATCTTCATTTGACGCTCCAACATCACTTATTAATACTAAAGTAGCATCACCATCTGATCCATTTAATGATTTTACAGTAAAATTACCACCATAAGACTCAACAGATGCATCGTAACTAAACCTAGTAGTTCCATCTGAGTTTATCCTCATACGCTCTGTAACTGAACTTGATGCTGAAGATGTATGAAAACTAATTAAGCCATCATCTTTGTTAGTTGTATCTGCACCAGACTCAAATCTAATCTCACTTACTATATTGGTATGTGTATCCCATGAAGCTCTTACAGAACCAAGTACATAATCTGCATTTGCACCAACTAAGCCATCAAAAAGTAATTTAGGAGCATTTCCAGAGGAAGTGTTGTGTAATTGCATTTGTGCTGTTGTATCACCTTGAATGTGCAATAAAGACTCTGGAGAGCTAGTTCCAATGCCAGTGTTGCCAGAGCTATCGAGGGTCATTACTTTACTTGCAGTTCCATTTACACCAAAACTTAAACCTAATCCTGTTTCAGCTAATAAAAATGGAGAATAATCTGTTCCACTACCACTTATAGATGAAAACATACCTAAAAAGAATTTATTGTTTCCACCTTGTGCAAATCTTAATGTTCCTCCTGTGCCATTAGAAGAATTAAATCTTGCCATATTATTGGAAGATGTAGACAAATCTAAAGTATATGAAGGTGCTACTCCAATACCAACATTAGCTCCACCTATATTTAATCCAGCTGATGTGGTTTCTATATAAGAATGAACAGCACCATTTTTACCAAAAGTAATTTGTTTTGCATCGGCAGTATCATCTCTTCCTAAGTTTATATATCCAGCACCTATTTCTGATGTATTAGAATCTGAAGGCGTACCACCTACTCCTACACCAGCACTATTTCCACTTGTTATTACGCCAGAAACAGAAAGTGCATTTGCTGGAGAGCTGTAGCCAATACCAACATTGCCTCCACCAAGTACAGTTATTCTTTCAGTATCATTTGTTGCAATTTTTACATGAGCATTTTCAGCATTCCATACATTTAAATGGTCTGATGAACCTCCAGTATATCCCAAATATCCTTTTACTGCACTTGTATCGAAGAAGCTTATATAAGTATTGCCTGAAGCGTTGGTATCATTTTCTATTCTAAATATTTCACCAGAACCTTTCACATGAAGTTTTGTTAATGGCGTTACTCCAACACCAAGCAAACCTGCCTCTGTCAATCTCATTAACTCTGTACCAGCACCACTTGAACCATTAATACTAAACTCAAAAAATCTATTAGTATCATCATTATCTGTGTCAATATTAAATGACATATTCTCAAAAGCATTTATATGACCAGAAGATGTGTCAGCAGTTCCTAAAGTTAATATTCCACCAGCTACATTTAGACTAGATGTAAATGTACTTGTTGTTTCATTTACAGTAAATCTTGCAGTTCTATTTGTACTTCCTGTGGCAAATTTTAAATTATCGCCATTGTGGTCATATACTATTGAACCTTGTAATGTGCTTCCTTCTACAAAATCCATAATGCCAATACGATTAGCAGTTGAAGTAAATTGAAGTTTTGGATCACCACTAGAATTAGATTCAATAATTAAAGTGCCATCTGCTAAAGATGAACTTCCAACAGTCACATCATTATTTGTAGTATCTACTATAAATACATCGCCACCATCTGAATTTTTTCTAACCAGTAGTGCTTCTGTATTATTTATGTCTATTGTAGAGGTACCTTGCAGTACCTCATTTAAACTTAACGCTATGCCACCTGATACAGTTAAGTCACCTGTAATAGTGACATCCCCATCCATTGTTCCACCATTGCCAAGATTCTTGACATTGGATTGCCCCATTGATCCAAACATATTAAATCTCCACCATTCTTACTGACCCAGTTGTTGTGCTTGTACTGTTGTAGTTAAAGTATATAGTATTTCCTAATCCTCTAGGTACTGTTAAAAAAAAGTTTGTATTAGCTGGAATTAGTAAATCGTTACTGGCATTTACATTAGTTTCAGATGTAGCAAAATTAAAATAGATTTCTACGGCAGAATAAATTCCGATTGTAGATGTGCTACTATGTAGTGATTTATGAGTTGTGTTGGCTACGTCTGCTGAACTTCCAGCAGTACCAGCGGTTGCTACTGTCCATTTACCACCGACTGTAGCATTTAAGGCTTCTTGTACTGAATGAGTGTGTAGGTCTGCCATTTTTCTTCCTCTCTAAGCTATGACAAAGCGTGAATGAGATCGTGCTTTGGTCTAATTATTTTTTCATTTTCTTGGTAACTTTTTTAGCAACCTTTTTAGCAACCTTTTTAGCGATTGATGGCTTTTTATATTCAGCATAGTTATCTTCTCCCATAACTTGAATATATCCTTTAGCCAGTAAATTCTCTAATTTTTCAGGGTGTTTTTTTAAAGTTTCTTCTTCTAGTCTTTCGACTTTACCAAGATTAGGTTTTTTAAAATATTGTATCATATTATTCCTAGTTTAACTAAAGGGGGCGTTATGCCCCCAATAGTTATGAGTAATACTAAGTATTAGTCTACGTTAGTAAACTTAACACCTTTTTTATTATCAGAATCGTCAATTAACTTAACTCCGTATAATAAATCGGAAACTACTTTAGTTCCCAATGCATCTACAGAATATTCTGACTGGACTCTTACCTCTTGTTGAGAAGCAAAAGCACACGCTGATTTATGAAAAATAGCACCTGAGATTGTAGAGCTTGTTCCAGCAGTTGATACAGTATTTGACATATATACGTCAATTCCGTAAAGTGACCCAACCATACCTGAACGTAGTCCACGATTTCCTTCACCGACAGCATCATTACGAATAAAGTATTGAGCTATACCAGCAGAAGGGTTAAGTATATCTGCAAATAAAGTTGGGTTAACAACCATTGCACATTGACCATCCATATAAGGAATGTCATTTTCACCTAAATTAGCTAATGCAGATTCAAAAACTGCGGCTGTTAGAGTATCGTCAGCAGAAAGAGCCTGAGACTGATTCAAACCATCAAGTTCAGCCCATATATCGGCATCTACTTGACGAGCAAGAGCTTCACCCATCATTCTTGAGTATTTAGCTACTAAATCAGCTTCTGATTGAATTAAAGCCACATCTTCAAAAAGTTTAGCGACATATTTATGTTTATTAATTGCCAACTGAGTTGTTGTGGTTGCAGTTGCATCGTAAGAAACATCTGAACCAGCACTTTTATCTGAAGCACTTACAAGGCTCATTTCAGGAATATTAATTGCATCTCCATAGCCTTTGGAACCAACTAAAGCGGAATAATCATCTACTAATCCCCTAAAGACAGTTTTACGTTCAAAATACTTATAGATTCCATCTGCCCAAATTTCTGGTATAAAATGTTGGTCAGTTGTAGTCGTTACAGGACTACCTTGATAATGTTTAGCCATTTATTTTACCTTTTTATATATGACTCCAATATTGCTTGCCAGTTGCTTCTTCGTTGATCTTCTGGCATAGAAACCCAGTCAGAAGTAGTTCCTGTAGGTACAGTTCCTTTTCTATCAGGTGGGTTTTGTTTTTCTATGTCAGAAAATTCTTCAACTATATCTAAAAGAACTTCTGTCTCAACATTGGAAAATTTTTCTCGTTTAGATTCAGGAAGTTTAGCTAAAGCAACTTCTCGAAGTTTTGAATCCATTGACTCCCATTTTTCCTTATAAGGCTTATAGGATTCAATTTCAGTAGCAAGGTCTTGATTTAACTCTTGCCATTTCTCTTCTTCTCTTAGTTTAGCTCGCCTATCTTCCTCTTCTTTGGTTTTAAAAGATTCAAGATTCTCTCGAAGTGCATTTCTTTCTGAAATAACTTCATTTAATCTTGAAATCGGTACATTGTTTTCGTCTTTAGTGACGTTTTCCTGTTTTACATCTGGCTCGATGGTCGTTTCTTCAGACATTTTTACCTCTTTAGTGAGTTGTGAATTATGCAAGATTTATCCTTGCATTAAAGTGATACCATAATGTAAGTTAGTAAAGTAATCTAATGCAAGAAAAAAATTACGAATTTAAGAAAAAATGGTTTGACTATTTAGGTTACAAACCTCATAGTGGTCAAATCCCTTTGCATTACCCTACAAAGCAAGANGCTAGATTTCAAGTGGTAGTTTGTGGCAGGAGATTTGGTAAGACTTGGGCAAGTGCAATGGANGCTACTTATGTAGCATCTCAGCCAAATAAAAGAATTTGGGTGGTAGGGATGTCTTACAAAAAAGCTAGACTAATTTTTCGTGAAATTTGGCAACGTATGGTTATTGGTCATGCAGATGATGTAGATAAGGCATCAGAAAAAGATATGTACATTCGTTTTAAATGGGGTACAATTGTAGAAGGAATGTCAGCAGATAATCCATCAAGTCTTGTTGGTGAAGGTTTAGACCTTTTAGTAATTGATGAGGTTGCCAAAATGAATAAAAAGATTTGGGATATGTACTTATCTCCAACAGTTGCAGGTAGAAAAGGTAAAGTTATATTTATAACAAC